CAACAAGCGATCCGACACCCTGGGCGAGCCCCTGCCCGGCAGCACCGCCGAGGCCGCCAAGCCCGGCGCCAAGCGCGGCAGCGGGCGCCCGCTCCGCAAGCCCACCCTCGGCGAACCCAAGCCCGGCCACGCCGCCGGTAACCGCCCCAAGCCCTGCGGCCTGGGCCAAGGTGCGCGGTACGGCGCCCGCGGATCCAAGCCCGGCACCGCCAACAAGGTTCCCGAATGTCCTGGTCCCGGCCGGGATGCGGTTCATGGTCTCCTCTACCTCGGCCAGGGCCTCGCCGAACCCGGTGGGCTGTCCTTCCACGCCAAGGTTGCCTGCAACCGCCTTGCCAGCCGCGACGACCTCCGGGGCCAGCCCGAGGGTCCCCCCTTCAAGCCCGGCAAGCCCGAGCTGCAGCGCACCGCGCGCCGTGCGCCCCACGCCGAACTCCCCCTCCGGACCTGGCACGCCCCTGGGCTGCGGGATCGGCGGCACCGCGGCTTCGGCAATGCGCTGCTGAAGGATCTCGCGCATTGATGGCGCGGCCTCCGCCGAGGACTGCGCGGCACCCCTGATCTTGGCAAGAAGCTCTTCCCTGGTCGCCATTACTCCACCCCAAGCTCGTCCATGCGGCGCAGAAGCTGGATTGCCTCGTCGCGCGTCAGATCTTCTGGGGGCACCCCCTTGATCTGCGCTGCGTCCATGTCGGAGAACCGCCCCGTTCCTTCCGGCGCCCCTCCAAGGTCCGCGGCAGTCGGCTGCGTTGTTTCACGTGAAACATTCTGCTGTTCGTCCTGGCGCACCATGAACTCTTCCAGGGAAGGCGCGTTCAGGATTTCGCCGTTCTTGCCGAACTTGAGCTCTCTGACACCGCCTTCCAGGAGCTGCTGGTTCCGGGCAATGGCAGCCTCCAGCTGGCGCTCGATATTCTGCACCTTGGCCGCGAATTCCGTGGGCGAGTCGGTTTCCGTGGGGAGCTCGGCCTTCAGGCGCTCGGCCTCCGCGGGGCTCACAGCCGCGCCGGAAAGCTCGTTCAGGGTCCGGTTCAGGTTCTGCAAGGTGTTGGTCCGGAACTCCGTGAACTCCGCGACCCGCTGCTTGGTCTCCGGCCCGAGCTCGACACCGAAGCGCTCGGCCATCGCCGCGCCCTTGGTGAACATCTGGTTCGGCAGGTTGAGGAAGGCCGGATCGAAGCTCTCCCGGATATTGCGGATTCTTGCCAGCCGTTCGTTGGCCTGGACAATGTTCTTTTCCAGGCTGGTGGTGGTCGGCTTGGTCAGCTCTGCCGCCTCGCCACCGGCTCCGGCGCCGCGTCCGCGCACCAGGCGCGTGATCGTGCGGCCGTCCGGGGTGGTGATCGTCTCGAAGCGCTCGCTGGAGCCCGGCGGCCCCGGCTTCCCGGCTGCCTCCGCGACCGGCACCAGCCGCGTTCCGGTCGGGCTGCTTGGGTCCGCGATCTCACGCAATGCCATTGCCCTTGGACCGCCCTCGGCGATCACCTCGCCGGTCACCGGATTGACAAGCCGGCCGCCCGCGCCGACGACGACCCCCTTGGTCGGGTCGGTCGGCTTCATCCGCGCCGCGATCAAGGGTGCCAACGTCCCGCTCAGCTCCGGGAACTTCTGCTGCGTCTGGATAAGCTGCGTCAGGCCTGGCGTACCACCGGCCGTCGGAGCGCCTCCTGGGGCACTTCCGGGGACGATCGGCACTCCTGCCCCCGCCGGGGCTCCGCCTACGCCCCCACCGCCCAGCAATTCCATGAGAGCGCGGTTTGCCGCGTCCTGGCGGGCCTTCTGCTGGTCCTCGGCCCGTCCGGATAGCGTCCGCGAGGCGAGCGCGCGGGCCAGGCGCCCCACACCCTGCAGGGGGCTCTGGATCGGGCCGCCGGCCAGGGCGGTCTGTGCCAGGGCGCTCGATAGCTGCTGGTTTCTGGCAATCCGCTGGGGCGTTGCCAGCGTCGTGCCGGAAGGGCGAGAGAAGAAATCCACCATGGCTAGAACCCGAGAAGGACTGAGGTGCCGATATCGAACAGGCCGCCGAGCGCGGCATTCGCGGCCTGCTGCTGCTGGCCCTGCCGCTGCCGTTCGAAGCCGATCGCGTTCCCGACATTCGGCGCCCCCGTCATGATGTTCGGCGTGGGCTGGAATGTCGGCGTGCTCGTCGGGCCGCCGGCCAGGGCCTGGATCTCTCCGATCGTGCCGGCCCGGCGTGCCAGATCCGACTGGAGCAGCCTGGATTGCTCTTCACGGCCCGCGCCCACGCTGCTGAGGGCCAGGTTTTCAAGCGCCTGGTTCTGCGACTGGTCGAGCCGCCGGATCTCGCTGCGGAAGGCCTCAGAATCCCGCGGGATGCCCCGCGCGAGCAGCTGGTTTTCAAGGCGCTGCCGGTCCTCCCGGAAGTTTGGCTGCAGCAGGTTGGAGCCGCGCTGAAATGTCGCCTGCTCAAGGCCTTGCGCCGACTGCGCCAGGTCCTGGCCACCGAGGATCGGCGCGCCGAAGATATCGCCGGCTTGCTGGGCCTGTTGCAGCCCGAAGCCGCCCAGGAGGCCCAGCGCGCCGCGGCGCTGCTCCAGCAACTGCTGCTCGGCAGGATCGAGGCTGATCTGCTGCCGGAATTCGTCGGTCCCCGGCCTGCCGAAGAACTGCTGCGACCCGAAAGGCGTCGTCACGTCGAAGAAGTTAAAGGCCGCCGAGGTCTCACCCGCGCGCCGCAAGGCGTTCTGCTCAATATCGATTAAGCCGCGGATTTCGTCCCTGTTCTGGCCGCCGCCTTTGCCGCCGTCCATGTTCAGGCTTCCTTTTCTTTCCAGAGGGTCGGCTCATAGCCAAGCCACTTTTCCGCCTCGTGCGGGAGCATGTCGTAAAACACCATCCATTCCCTGCCGTCATAGGCCCGCCGGGCGATACCGCCCCGTCTGAAGCCAAGCCGCTCCACGAAGTCGCGCGCGGGCTTGTTCTTCTTGGCACAGCGCGCCTGGAGCACGGCCACGCCGAGACAATCGAAGGGATAAGACAGGAAAGCCGCGATCACGCGCCGGCTCGCCCAATTCACCCCGGGCAGCGCCGCAATCGAGACCTCGCAGGAGGCATTCCCGGTCTCCGCGAACCTGTGAAACCGTGTGTAGACCGTCGCCGCAACAATGTTGCCGTCCTGTTCCACCCCGACCGTCCCGCAGGAGTCCTGGAAGGCGCCCGCGCCCAAGCCGGCGCGCATGCCGACCCAAAGCCTGTGCCTGTCGTCGCCGAGCACGATCCTGGTGCCGCTCATTGGATGGCCCCGACTTGATAGGATACGTCGGCGGCCAGGATCTGCACCAATAGGTTGGAAGTCCTGGTCTGGATCGCGAAAGAAGCGTTATAGCCCTTGTTCCCGGCATTGAGCCAGGGCCGCTGGTTGAGCAGCGCGCCGGCCCAGGGATCCTGGTTCCAGAGGCTCACGTTCCATTGCCCGCCGACCCCGCCGCTGCTGCTGCTGACCTGGGCAATGCGCGGATCGGTGAAATCCACGCCGACGCCGGTGGCCAGGTTGAGCTTGCTGTCCGAACGGATATGCGGGCGCCACTGGCCGAACTGCTTTTCACGGCCGCGGGGCTGGAAGTAGATCCAGGGCGACTGCCAGGAGCCGAAGATCGGCTGGTCTATGTCCACTCCGCCGATATCCGCCTCCCAGACTTCCTGTCCGACGCCGATGTAGCGCATGTTTTCCACCACAGCCTGACAGATCAGCGCAACATCGCGGTACCGGCACCACGGCCGGCGCGGATCCACCGCATTCATAACGTATTGTTCCGAGCTCTGGCCCTCGATCAGCGGAACGTTGAAGATCAACTGCCTTGAGTGCGGCACAAAGAGCCCGTTCCAGCCGAAATTGCTTTCGTACAGTGCCGAGGCGTCGGAAACGGCCCGACGGATCGTATCGGAGATCGGCACGCCGGACACGCCGCCCGCGGTGGTGTAGGACAGCAGAGATTCGAAGCCGCGCTCGGTGATCAGGATCAAGTCTTTGTCATAGGGGATCAGGCAGCGGTCGCCGATCGGCCGGCCCGTCTTCCAGACGCCGCGCAGGGCCCAGGTGGCCGCACTGGAGGGGTCCGTGCCCGTATACACCACCACGGAACCGTCCCGCATGACGAAGACCGTGGAATCGTCCGGGCCGTTGCCGCCATCCAGCGTCAGGTTGCCGATCGCGATCAGGTCACCGCCGTCCGGCACCACGCTGCCGATCGAGAACTTGGACAGGGCGCCGGTCACCGCCTCCACAGGCGAATACCAGGCATCGCCCGTCCCGTTGTCATACACCCAGAGGCGCTTTTGCGAGACCGTGACGCCGGCCGGCTTGGCGGGGCCTGTCAGCCCGGCGCTGCCCCAGCCGCCCCCGCTGGTGCCATCCCAGGCCTGCGCGTCGTCCACGCCGTTGGTGTAGATCGCGCGCTCGCCAGGATTGACGCCGGCATTTGCCCCGATCCAGCGGCTGTTGGTGAACCCGGTGCCCAGAGGCGTGCCCACCGTGCCGCCCGAGGTCGCCTCATAGGAATTCCCTCCTGAGAAGGCGATAAGCTTGCGGGTATTCCCGAAGGCCGCGGTATGCAGCGTCTCGACCAGGTCCGGGAAGCCCGTGAGGTGCTTCACGTTGCCGAAACGCAGGCGCACGTCGTTGCCGTCCGGGAAATAGTTGTCCAGCACCAGGGCGAAGCGCGGGTCCATGTCGCTGAGCGGATCGCGCGCATTCCAGCCGAAGATCGGCGCCGGCACCGGCTCGACAAGCGCGGGCGGCGGAGGGCGCCGGTTCCGGACCTGCCCTATCTTTTGCGCCAGATAGCTCACCAGCAATACCAATCCACGTCGGACTCGTCCCGGTTGGCGTAGCCGTGCCTGGAGCGGCCCACGGAGATCGGCTCGGCCGCCCTGTCCTGCACCAGCATGCGGTCGCGCTTGGTCTCAAAGAGGGCCAGATCCGAGGAGAAGTCAAAGCCGTTGGCCGCCTTGAAGCGCCACAGCACGTAAAGCACCAGAAGATCGTCGCCGAACAGCGGCTCGTCGGTGTCGTCCTCCGGTTCCCTGCGGAAGGTCGAGCCGTCCTCCGATACCCACCAGTAGTTGCTGACGTATTCGTACACCAGCGTGGTGCCCCCGTCCGTGGGCGGCTCCAGGTGGAACTTCCGGATCGTGTTCTGGGCCAGACTCTTCTGCACCGTGGTCGCCGAGCCGTTCTGCGTGCGGAAGATCCGGAAGACGTTGTAGGCCGTATTGCTCCTGCGGTTGCGCTGCCGCTCCCATTGTTGTGGCGTCAGGCTGCCGCGCAGTTGCCAGTATTTCTCCCGCTGCCAGGCAGTGTTGCTTATGAACTTCTCGAAATCCGCCGGCAGGCTGTATTCGCCTTGATCCGCCACGGAAGCGAACTCGTAAATGCGCTCGAGGATCGACCATGAGCCGCCGTCTGCATTGGTGGTCTGGGCGAGATCGTTGCCGCCTTCTTGTATCCACTGACGAATCTGCCGGACGTTGTCGTCTTCGTTCCCCAGCACCTGGGAAATTGCCGGCAGGGTCTGCGCGTCAGCTACCCTCTGCGCCACCTTGAGCAAGCTCATGTGCCAACTTCTCCTGTAGGGCGTTCTCCGCCTCCACCGCCTTGGCCTTGCCGATCACGACATCGCCGTTCGACAGGCTGTACTGAGCGGCGCGGCCCTTGCCGCCTGCATAGGCCGGAAACGGAGCCTCTGTCTTCGGCGCCGTCCGGGCGCGTGGCCGGCTTTGCGTCTCCAGCCTGGCTTGCAGGTCCGCCATCTGCTGCCGGAGCTCGGAATTCTCGGCCAGGGCGCGCTCGGCCACTTGCTGCGACTGTTCCGCCGCCGAGATTGCCTTGTTGAAACCGGCCGATTCCTGCTTGGTCCGGACGTATTCCCGCGCCATGTCGCGGTGCCGCCGCAGGAGCTGCTTCTGGCCCGCGGGGACGTTGATCATGTTGCCGTCCGGGAAGTGCGCCAGTTGCTCCACCGTCTTCACGAAAAGATAGGACTCGTACATGCTGGCGGAGCCTGGATCGATCTTGGCCCAGGACTTCAGCGACATCTGGTCGCCGAGCTGGCTCTTGCCCTGCTGGTACAGGCTCCACTGCTGCGGGAAACGGCGCTGGTCGACCTCCCGGACCGGCTGGTTCCATTCCTTCTGGCGGTCGCCCGGGAATACGATCCGGCAATAGTCCTTCTGCGCGACTTCGTTGAAATAGAACTCCACGCCGACTGCGCCGACATCCTCATGGGCACCCGGCGTGACGTTGGCCGGATCAACACCATGATAGCTGTCGCGGTTTAGCTCTGGCATTTCATGTCCTCTGTTGTGAGAAGGGGGCCGAAGCCCCCTCCCCGATTGGCTTAGGCGCTCAGGCCGTCGATCAGGACGCCCTGGAGCTGGGCATTCGACATCGTCAGGTTGCCGGCCCACACCAGGAAGCGCCGCATAACGTCGGCGGTTTCGATGTGACGGTCCCTCAACGGGACGATGTTCCGCGAGCGGTGCGGCCTGTAGTGCAGGAAGTCCGTGTTGAGGAAGTACATGTGGTTCGCCGGGCAGGACCCGCCGAGGCCACCGTCGAAGATCACGTCAGCATTGACGAAGCGCAGGTTTTCGAAGCCCCGCTCCGCAAGCCGCGAGTTGGTGAAGCGCTGCTGGGCCTGGAGCGAAGACCAGTAGGTCTTATACAGGTTGTTATCGGAGAAGATCAGGTCCGGGTGATCGGTGTTCCGGCTGACATTCAGGTACACCTCGTTCATGAGGTCCTGAATGTTGCTGGTGGTGATCGCCGGGGTGGAGCCGCCGCCGGCCCCTTCCGTCTTCGTGTAGTTGCGCCACTTGGTGATCGTGGCGCGGTCGATACCGCCAACCGTGCCGGTGGTGGGATCGTCGGCGACCTGGAGCTGCAAGCCGTCGATCTGCTTGCCACTGTCCGCGGTGCCGTCCGAATAGAGATCCGCGCCGATACCGTTGCGCATGGTGCGCTCGGCGTTGGTGACGCGCCCGGAGAGCAGGTTGATGAAGGCTTCCGGCCCGGCGTTCTGAACGTCGCCCTCAAGGCCGGTGATCTCGATCGTGATGGCGATCTGCTTCCAGGCGTACTCGGAAGCCGTGAGCACCTCTGAGACGCCGGTGTCGAGGGCCTCACCCCCGGAGTAGCGCTTATAGGTGCTGTTCTCGTCGAAGTCCATTTCTTCCAGGATCTTCGAACCGCCGGAAACCGGACGGATGTTGCCGCGCTCGTTCATGCGCATGAGCAGGGCAATGTTCTTGGTGACGTTGTCCCGCAGGACCCGAGCCCGAGACTCGATGGTCGTGGTGAACACGTCGTCATAATTGGGATTTGCGCCCATATCTGAGTTCTCCTCGGGACCTCAGAGCTACGACAGGGTAATGCCGTGCGCCGCTGCGGCCCTCATCGCGGTGTCATATGCCGATTCATCGGGTTTTACTTCGATGCTGTCTGTCCGCGCTGTTCCCGGAGAACTGGCGACGCTCTTGGAAGCCTTCGATTTATCGGCCGCCTTTGACTGCCGCTCACGGATGGAAGCGGCTTGCTTGGCGCTCTCGATTTTCGCCCGCACGCCCGGATTGGCCATGCAGGCATTTTCGTAGACTTGCTCCAAGGTCACCTGTTGACCTGTGGCATTGGCTTGGTTCGCGAGGGCCTCCATGGTGGCAAGCACCTCGCCGTAGTAGGGGTGCAGCAAGTTGCCCTTGTCGTCCTTCTGGTTCTGGAAGGTCTCCAGGGCGGCAGCCGCGCTCTGCTGCTGATAGGTCGCGGCCTGCTGTTGGTTGTTCTCGAATCTGTTATTCAGATGGTCGAGGCGCTCCATGACCTGGTTGAGCACAGGGTGGAAAGCCTGGGCCACCGGATCGCCGGCGACCTCCTCCGGCAGGGCCGGCGCCGCTGGCGCCTCGGTCTGCACACCGTAGTCCTGAATGATCCGGTTGAGCGCCTGGGCCTTCTGCTGTGGCGTGCCGGTGCGCAGGAGGTATTCCGTCTGAAGCAGGCCCTCCAGCACCCGGTCGGCCGGTTGCCCGAGCTGTTTCAGGTAGGAGTCATAGGTCTGAAGCACCTTGGCAACCGGCTGTGTCGCCTCGACTTGTTTCTGAAGCGGCTCGATCTGGCGTTCAGCAAAGCCCTGGACCCACTTCTGAACCTCCTCGTTGCAGCCGCGAAAGACCTCCTGGTCATCGGCACTCCAGTTGGCCGGGGGCTCTAGCGGGCCTAGCTCGGCTTCCTGGGCACCGTCGCCCGCTTCCCCGTCCGTCTTGGTGGGGGCTTCTCCGTCGGGCTTGTCGTCGTCTCCGCTTTCGGCGAGGGCTTGCTTTGCAACGTCTTCCACAGACTGCTCAGCTTTGCCCTTATCCAGCTCTTCATTGGCCGGAACCTCCCCGTCCTCAAGGGCCTTCTGCATGGTGTCCTCGACCGTCTGCTGGACGGAAGGCCCAACCCCACCGTCCGTGCGCAACGGATTGTCCGCCGCCGGAACGATGCCAGCACCCTGTGCCAAGTGAGTCGCCATGCGGTATTACCCCTTTCCTGAGTTGCGGCGAATGGAACGTCCTAGGCTTTTGTTCATAGAGGAATTCTTTCTCTTTGGCAATTTTCCGCCCGGGTCGTCAGCTATCAGTTCCCTTGCCGCGGCCTTTGACATGCCTGTGTTTTTCGCCTTCCCGCTCGCCACGGCATGGGCCAGACCTCTTTGCGCCTGGGACTTGAACGGCATTACATGCTGTCCTTGAGCCGGTTGTAGACCTCGATTACCGCCTCTTTGGCCGGGGGCAGTTCTTCATGCGCCCGTCCAACGAAGTCCCCGCCGTCATGGCGCCCCGCGATGCTGTCGTTGCCGATCTGCTCAAGACCCGTCCTGCGCTGGTATTCCCGCAAGGCCTCGCGCCCGGTGATATGCACGCCGTCCAGGGTCTGAAACTCCCCGATGTCCGGCATGATGCCTTCATTTGGCCGGCGATCATGCGCCAGAGGCGGGGCAAGGTGCTTTGAAACCAGCTTGCCGCCGCGCATAACGAAGGTTTGCCTAGGCATGTTTTCTTATCTTCTGCTGTTCCAGAACGTTCGTTATGCAGTCGATGAAGTCGTCTCGCGGCGGCCCCCAGACATGCTGCGGGACATGCGCGCTGACCTCGTCTTCGCAAAGCTCCACGATATCTGCGGGAAAGTCGTATTCCTGCGCCAAGCTCTTGGTTACCGTGTCGACCACCTGGCGCACGGAGGGCACGAGATTGAGCAGGTCATGGCGAATCCTACGCATTTCCCAGCACTCCATTGCCCCTGAGGTTGTTGTCCTCGCTGTCCAGGATCTTGTTGGCCGTCTCCAGGTCCTTGCGCTCCGCGTCGCTGGCCGCCTCGACCGCGTCGATCTGCGTCTGCCTGGCCTTGATCAGGGTATCCATGCGATCCGTCTCAGCCTCGAAAGCGTCGATCCGGTTCTTCTGCTGATCGCGCACGACATCGGCTTGGTTCTTCTGCGCCTGCGATTGTGCGGCAACCTCAAGCGGGTCCGGCTTGGCCGGCTGCGGCGGGGCGGTGACCATGTCCTGGATTGCCTGCTCGATCTTCTCCTCGAGCGAGCGGCCCACGTGCGCCTTGCGGACCAGGAACATGAGGACCTCGCCCGACAGCGCCTGCAGCGGCGGATTGCCCTGCACGGCCGGGGAATTCATGATCCGCTCCAGGAAGTTCGCCAGGCCGTCCACGAACTGCACCGAACGCTCCTGGTCCGCCCCTTCGTCCAGCGCCACCGTCGCGTCGGTCTCGATATCCAGCTTGAAGGACCTCATTCTGTCGTTCTTCAAGAGCGCCACGGCCTGGTTGATCAAGGCCATTTGCTCGGCCTGGGCCGTCTGCATGGCGATCTGGAACTTCTGCAGCGCCTGGGGATTCTGCAACTGCTTCTGTCCTTGCTGGCTTTCCGCCATGTTGCGCAGGGCTGATACCTTCGATGACTGGTTCAGCAGATCCTGGAGATCGGCCATTTCCAGCAGGCGCTCGGCGTCGAACTTGTCGACCACGATCTGCGACTTGAGCCGCAGGGCGTCGCGCATGTAGCGCTGGAAGTCGCGCTGCTTCTCGTTGATCCGCAGGCCGCCGACACTGCTCCGAATTTCCGACTGGCCGAGCGTCTCGTCCCTCTGCGCCTGCTGGCCGCGGTGCAGGTCGATGATCCCGGACATTTCGTCGGCGTCGGCCTTCACGGCCTGACGGTGCTGGTACAGGTCGCGAACCGCTGCCGCTTTCTTGGCAACGTCAAGCTCCTGAACAGCCCCGGCAATGCCGCCGGATGACATGAGCGCCGCGAAGTTGTCGGAGGGATACCAGCCGCCATTCTTGTCACGTAGAGCCCGTCCTAGATCCGGCACGTTGCCGTCATAGACGCCACCAACATAGATATCCTCCACGATCTGCTCGATCTTGGCCGTGATCTGGTCGAGTTCCGTGGCCTGGCTGTGGTACTCGGCATAGTCCGGGATGGGTGTCAGAGTGTCGTTGGTGAAGGTGCCCATGAGCGGCCGGGGCGTGTTGAAGAAACCCTCCAGGTTCAGGAAGTCGTCTTCCTCGTCCAGCAGACCCGGAAAACCCTCGCTGATCCAGAAGACCTTGCGGGTCGCCGCGTCCCAGATTTCCCAGATCTCGGCCAGCTTGATCGTCGTCTTGCTGGGGATCGAGGCGTTCGCATTGTCGCTCCCCATGGTATCCAGGCGATAAGGCGTGAAGCTGTAGCTGAGCGAGTTGGCCGCGTTCTTGCCGAAGCGCTTGGCCGCCTCCGGCTTGGTCATGTAGGTGCGATAGCCGATCCAGCCGTTCCGCTGCACCTCGGACCACTTCCGCCCCGGGCCGATCAGGAAATCCTTCCAGTTGTGGTACAGCAGCGGCGCGCGCTCGTCCGTGGTCTGCGGGTCCAGCGTGAAGAACCCACGGTCGTCGCGCTCAATGCCGTCCTGGGGGATCTCCTCCCCGTTGTCCATGAAGAACCGCGGGAAGTCCTCGCCGTCACGAATCTCCTTGTTGATCGGTATGCGGCTGTTCACCACGGTGCTGTTGTAGGTGGCCCTGATCGTGCCCCGGCCGGTGATCGCATAGTCCAGCGCCACGCCCTCGGCCTGGTCGTCAAAGTCGTCCCGCTCCAGGTCCATGGAGACACTACGCTCGGCGATCTGCGAGGCCATCCGCGCCGCCGGATCACCTGCCCCATTGCGCCGGGACACGAAGGGCTCGGGCAAGCGGCTGTAAAGCATGGGCTTGAGCGTCTGGACGTTCGACCACAACAGATTGTAGACCATGCGGGACTGCACCCCGCCGGCGTTCATGCTGTTGCTCATGTAGAGCCCGTCCGACTCCAGCCGGTAGCGGTCGTAGAACTGCTGCCCAACCTGGAGCCAGCGCACGTAGCGGGTTTCCTTGCGCTGGTTCTTGATCTGCGAGTTCCAGTAGGCCGCAGCCCCTGAAGTGGGGTTTTTCTCAGCCACGCTGCTTCACTCCGCCCATGCCGGCCTTGCGCTGGAAGGCAGCGAGCTTGTCTTGGTCGACATGTCGGCTGGACAGCTTGACCGTTGCACCCCTCGTCAACCCGCCAGGAGACAGTCTCGGCGGGCTGGCCGTCGCCATTTCAGAGTTGCCGCCGGCATGCGCTTTGGCAATCGCCCGAATCATGGCCGTCGTCCGGTCGCATTTCCAGCGGCCCATGAGATCCGCGATCTGCACTTCGCACTCCGGCGTCGGCTTGAACGAAATAGTTCGCTTGGCCATCCAATCCTCCGTATTACGTATTACGCTGCTGCGGCCCATAGCGTATTACGTATTACGCTTTGCGGCTAGCCGTCATGCCGCGTCGCTCTCCGCGCCCGGGTCCTGGTCGTCGTCCACAGGCGGCTTGGACTTCGGCGCCGGCTCTGCCTTGAGAGCAGCAGCCACCTCGACAAGGCACCTGGGCGCGTTGGCCTTGTCACGGAAGTGCTTGAGAACGCGAGCCTTGCCCTTTGCAGCCAGCGCGCGGGCTTCCTTGGCCGGCAGTTCCTTTTGCTCATACTCAACAGTCATGGTCAAATCCCTCTCATCCTGCGGCTTTTCGAGGAGCTGTGCGCCTCTTCCTCGGCGATCAGCCGGTCCAGCGTCAGCGGGGCGTCGGCAGGCTTGGGCTTGGGCCTCCTCGCAGATACCAGCCCGTCCAGCACCCGCCCGAACATACCACACATGTCAACCTGGTCGTCGTTCGTCCCGTTCGGGAAGACCAGCAATTCGCTAAGCAAATCATGCACCCACGGGGCATTCTTGGGAAGATAAACCTTGCCCTGGGCTGCCCTGGCCCGAAACGACTGAGCCCTGGCCTGCTTGTCGCCCATGAGCGGCATGGCCACGCGGTATGGGTAGAAGCTCAATTCCTTCAAGCGCTTGGTGATAAACGGGCCAATCGCCTTCTCGATCTGGGCCTTCTCCTCGATCCACGCCATGATCGGCCGGGGGTGGCTGTGGCGCTGCATGAGGGAGATCCCGGCTTCCACGGCCTCGTAGGAATCCCACTGGCCGCGGGCGATGTCGAGCAGGTAGATGTTGTCGTCAGGGTCCACGCCGGCCACGCCGTGCGCCGTGTAGTCCCCGTCCCTGGCGGTGATCGCGTAGTCCGAAGCGCCGTACTTGTGCAGGTGCTCGGGCGCGGTGTCGTACCAGCGGAACCAGTGGTCCTGGAAGAAGTCGCCCTCGTCGGGGGTAGGCTGGCCCTGAAACAGCGCGGACCAGTCGCTCGGCAGCATGTTCCTGCGGATGCGCTCCAGTTGCTCGGCGGGGTATTTCTCGGGCCACAGGGCGTTGCCGTCCCTCAGGGCGGGGTGATGCAGGACCACCCACTTGTCCCCACCCTCGGCCATGTCGGCTATCAGGCGCCCCGCCAGGTCGTCCTCGTGCCACCTTGTTTGCACCAGGATGATTGCCCTGGGCAGGCGTGACTGGACCACGGCGCTGTACCAGCCGTGCAACCGGTCGCGCATGCGCTGAGAGTTGGCCTCCTCGCGGTCCTTCAGAGGGTCATCGATCAGGAAAAGGTCGCTGTCACGGCCAGTTACAGCCGTACCCACGCCGGCAGCCACGTAGCCACCGCCCTGCGCTGTATGCCAGCGATCCGCTGCCTTGCTGTCCGAGGCCAGTTCGAGACCATGGAACACCTCTTGGCACTCCGGAGACCGCACGATTCCGCGCACCTCACGGCCGAAGTCCATGGCCAGGTCGCTGTTGTAGCTGGCGCCGATCACGCCGTGGGTGGGGTTCTTGCCTAGATACCAGGCCGGGAAACGGCGGGAGACGAGCTCGGATTTGCCGTGCCGCGGGGGCTCAATCACCATGAGCCGATCAATCTCGCCACGCTCCACGGCCTCCAGGTGCGCAGCGATCTCCCGGTGATGCTCCGCAGTCTGGTAAGGCCGTGAGGTGTACTCAGTGAACTTGACCAGATCCGTTGCTGCGAGCCTTCGGTGCTTCTCGCGCAACAGAGCCAAGTACAACCTCTTGTCGTCTAATTTGCTCATCCAGCTCAGTTTCTGGCAGTTTCTCGAATTCGTGCGTGACCGTCGCCTTGCTCACGTCGGTGAACATGGCCAGCGTCCGGCCCAGGAGCTCCGTGCCCTTGAGGACGGCGTGCGGGTTACGGTTCTCGCCGCTCTCGCAGTCCTCAATTGTCTGCACGATCTTCTTGATGACCCAATCCTGGTCGATCAGCGTGCGTTTCTGGCGTGCTTTCTCGCCCTTGGCAATTTCAGAGGCTATCTTAGCATTGCACAGCAAGCGGTGCCCAGTTACCTCAGCGGCCTTGCCTCCAGCGTACCCCGCCCTGATCGCGGCCTGTGTGGCGTTGCCGTCTATGAGGTACTCATCGATGAAGCGGCGCTGTTTGGGTGTCATTTTGCTGTGCCTTTGCTCTCAAAAGCCCCGATATCTCGGGTCGAAGTATTTCGCCTGCTGGCGCTCCATCTCAAGCAGTTCGTTTTTGAGCCGGAGGTTTTCTGCACAAGCGTTCTCCAGGGCCTCAAGCAAGGTTTCGCGGTCAAGCTCTGATATGGGCTTGCCGTTGTAGGCCCGGAAGACTGCCTGGCCAGATGTCATCTGCCGAAGATCCCCCCAACCACATTCCCCAGAGCGTCGGGCGCAGGTGCCATTCTGTTGTGCCGCTCCATGGCTTGGGCAAGCAAAGCCTGCTGGCGCGCCATGGGGTGAAGGTCTTTCTTCGCGAGCAAGCAAAGCAATCTGGCGCGAACGCCCGAGTCACAACCGTCAATGATGCTCAGGATTTCCTGAAGAATGCCCCCAGCCTCGATAGCCTCGAAAGCGTCCATTCCGTACATTGCAATGGGTTGCTTGGGTGTCACTCGCATGCCTCCAGGATCTCGGCGACCCTCTGCGCCCGTTCCTCCTCAGTCTGGAGCTTGGGTGGCTGGTCGTCATACAGGTGAGGGATGATCTCCTTGGTGATCCACTCCAGGTCGGCGATCTGGTTTGCTCTGGCGTGGTCAATCCAGTTTGCAGTCATGGCCTAGAACCCCTCCGCCGTCTTGTTGTTGCACATGTCACCGGACCAGACGCCGAGACATTGGTGGCGGGCGAGGCGCTCGGCAAGCACGCGCTTGGGCGGGGTGCCGTAGCGCTTGACGATGATGGCCCAGCCGTTGCGGAGCATGTAGAAACCGAGGTCCTTGCCCCTCACGGAGCATTCGCCGATGCGCCGGCCGTACCTGTCGGTGTCCACGGTGAAGCAGGAGACTTCGTCGAAGTTGATGAAGGCCTCCAGGAGCTTGGTTGCAATCTCGCCGGCACGCCAGCGGCGTTCGGGGGCGTCGATGCCTTCAAGGCGGATGCTCTGGCCCTGGATCTGGAGGGTGTCGCCGTCGATGACCCGGGCTTGGCCTACGTAGACTTGACTTTCATGGGCCTTGGCCGTGGTGAGAATGGCGAAGAGCAGGACGAGCGCCGCCGCAGCGGCTAGGATCGTGAGCAAGGCCCAACTTGGTTTCCAGGCACTCATGACCACCGCGCCCGGCGGGGCTCGTCCGCCTTGAGGAGATCCGCCATTTCGAGAACTGCCGCGTTTGTCGGCACCGGAGCGAAGGCATGCTGCCTCCAGAAGGATATCACGCGCGCCTGCTTTTCCGTCATGTCCACGAACTCGGCCGCACCGGCAAGGTCAACGAGGCTCTCAATGCAGCGCCTATCCTCCCAATACCAAGGCGGAATATGCTGAGGCTCCCTCGCACGATCATCTTTTTGCAGGTGCCACGATGCCATTGACCACTCATTGCTGGCCCGCCGCCGCTGATCAATATGACTGTTGATCACGGCCAAGGCCAATTGAGCACGCCTGGCAAGCGGCTGCGCTTTCATGTGGATTCTCATGGCGTCATTTCCTCCAGGGCTACCTTGTCTGACGACACGACCACGAGCAGGAGCTCGGCCGTGTGGTGCAGAACGAAATGAGTCCGGGGGTCGCCGATCAGGGCTAGCCGCCGAAACCTCGGGAGAGCGTCGAACATCGGGTTGTAGATCGTTGCCGGGAGCTGTAGCTCAACCCTTTGCATTGATCGTCCTCATTATCTCCATGGACCCCCGCCCAACCTCTCTGGCGAGCCGCATCGCCGAGAATGATGGGCGCTTCGCCCAGGGAAACTTGGCGCTGTCAGGCACGAAAACCGCCTGATCAGGATCATTGAACCGTGTCACGATCAGATTTCTGCATTTGACCGCCGTGGAGCTGAACCGCCAGCGGCAATCGTACGACTCCAGAAGCCGCTGATAGATCTGGTCCGGCACAGTGTAAATCTTCATACGCCATCCTCATTGGTCCTCTAGTATAGGGCTTACGCGGGTAAAGTAAAGCGAAGTGCCGAAGACATTGAAAGTCGTATTCGCCTTGTCTGCATTGATCCAGACCGACCAGCGCGAGTCTCCGTTGATCCTGGCGATCGTGGAAAGCTGGATCTCGGCCGTGTTGTCCTGGTTCGAAACCCTGACGTAAATCTCACTCCCGATCGGCGTCGGCCCGGAGCCGCTGTCCAGGTAAATGGCAACGGTGTAAACCTCGCCTTGCTCGCCCACGAAGTTGAGGAAAAGCGAGACCTCGTAGACCCCGCCTTGGTCCTGGTCCACAACGACCTCGTCCGTGGCGGCGTCAAAACTGAGATTGACCGGATCGCCGAAGAGCGGCATTTCCTCGTCATAGAGCGTGATCTTCTCCGGGGTGGTCCCGACCGTCCCAGGCACCGGGTTGTCCGGCCCTGTGGTCCTGAACCGCATCCCGCCATAAGCCGCCGCGACCTTGGGATTATCGAGCGCATCAATCGATACCTCTGCCAGAGAGGTTAGCCATTCCCTGGCCTCGGTATCCCACGTGGTGCGATCTGCATTACGCCAGCCAATGGTTACCAATTCCCTTATGTCTGCCATGATTGCCTCTCTCCCTGCGCCCTCGGGGCGTCTTTGGGGAAAGGCTAGCATGGTTAACGCGGGGCGTCGTCCTTGTCGTCCCTGTGCTTTTGGATCTTGGCGCCGACGTAAACCGATATGACGCCGACCACGGCACCCACGATGTGCGAGACGGTCTTGGACCTCTGGTCGGACAGGGACTCGCCGAGGACCAGCTGGCCGATAGGAACCATGATCATGGCGCCGGATATGGCCGAGACCAGGATCAAGATAACGATGTCCACGGGCTCCCATTTCATGCGGCACGATAGCACAACTCCAATCTAGCGCCGGGGGATTGGGTTGGGCTCCCCGGCTGGCCCACGGTCCTTCCACGGCCTAGGATTTAGAACGTTCCGAAGCTCAGCGTGACACCCGCGCTGGCGCCCAGCTCGTCGCCCGTGGTGTCGCCGGCGAAGCCGATCTTGCCCGTGATGCTGTACAGCCAGGTGGGGTTGGCGAAGTCGTGCCGGTAGCCCACAACGGCGCCGGCCGCGTTCACGTCGTCTTCCAGGCCGATGTTGGCATAGTTCAGCGTGAGGTTCAGGCCCTCTTGCTCGCCGAAGGCATCCATGGCAGCGGCAACGCCGGCAGAGCGCCGCGCGTCCCGCTTGAGCTTGTCGCCGTCGGTGACGCAGTCGCCTTCGCTCAGGCCGATGTTCGGGTTGGGAGCAGGACCGCCGAGACGGGCCGGGACGCTGAAGGGATTTCCGCCGAAGTCGTTGCCGTCGATGTTCACGTCCTGGCGGCTGCAGTCCACGTCGGCGGCGGCCGGTGCATTGAGGGCAAGCAGTGGCAGAGTCGCCAGCGCCGCCAGTGTCATGAGCTTGTGCATTGCGTTCCCTCTCAAATGGTTAAACCAGTTTAGTGGAAAGGTGGGCCAGCATCCACTGCACCACACGGTTCCCGTAAGCCGACGCTTCTGCTTTCCACGCCGCCACCTTTCCGATGTTCCCTGCTGACTGGCCAGTTTCCGATTTACCGCCCGGCAAGGCCCGTCAGCGGCTCCTCCAGCAGGGAACACCGCAAGGGTGGGGTAGTTGCCGCTCTCTCACGACAGTCGCGCCTTGGCTGACGTTTGCCCGGTCCTGTCCGCCTACTGTCCCAGGATGCCACCCCAGCACTACTCGGGGTAAGTGCTTTTCCATACCTTGCCGGACTTCCACCGACTCTCGTGCCTTCACGATCAGCATGGCTGACGGCTTGGCACGTGCAATGAGTTGCCCGGAATTCCGGCACCGCTCCGGGCGGGCGGCTACATGGGCGCTAGAAGGTGCTGAAGGCAAGGAGTCCAAGCCCGCGGCCCTTTCGGATACCGCCACCATCAGCGCCTGCCGGGAATGTCTCATGCGTGCATTTCCTTCGATTGCGCATATGCCCGCTGAACACGTTGGAAAGCCTCTGTGGAGCCGCCGCGATCCGGATGGGTGGACAGCGCCTTTTCCTTGAAGGCGCTATGTACGGCTTCCGCAGGCGAGTCTGGGGCACATTCCAGGACATTCCACCACTGCTCGGGCGGCGGAAGCGCCTCGAAGCCGGTGAAGGCTGATTCTACCATGTCGCCGGTCCCCCAGCGATCCAACCCGCGCAAAGCCGCAATTGTATGGCGTACGGCCTGGACGTTGTCACGGGTCCGGTCCCAGCGATCGCAGCCGAACGCCATTTGCCGGCCCTTCCATTCGAAATATACAGCGATGCCGCGGTCTTCGGGCTCCGGCTGGTTTGCATAGGGCAAGCCGTCACGGCGCAGGGAAATGTTGGTGGATAGGACCGGGAGGCGCGCGCCCATAAGCCGAAGCTCATTGAACAGGGAGTCCCGCGCATCGGCAAAGCTCACATTGAACCTGCTGCGCTCCGGCCGCTTGGTGCGCGGACGGCCGACTGGCCACTGAAGTGGATATGCCTCAGTCATGCTGCCTCAGATCCTTGTCTATCAAAGCAATATTTGCTCGATACAACATGTAACCCGAACCGAACAAAACCAGCATGCAAACCAGCTCGACCCACCACATTTCATTCGCATGCGCAGCGCCAACCCACATACTTGAAAGGCAGCCGATGGCCCATGCGGCGCGCGTCAGAAATCTGATCTGGTTGAATGTCATGCTGCCTCACTAGCCGGTGCGCCAGACGCGGACGCCGAGGCCGCGCTTGGGATCTTCCATAGTGCGCGTGACAAAGGTTCCGATTCCCCACGCACGCCTTGCTGCCACACGAACACCTACGCCTATCTGCCCAAGGTCGGCAGAAAATTCCTTGTCTGCGAAAAACAAGGACTGCCCAACATCAAGCTTCCTTAAATGCTGAATGTAAACTGGCCTAGCACCGCGGCCGTCACCACTGGGGACAGGAATGTGTGTCTCAGGTTTCATGACTTCATGATACATGATTACAGGCACCCGTCAACAGTCACATATTCCTATCTGGGCTCGTCTTTGGGAGGGGCGGGGAGGCTCGTGTGCGGCAGGAAATGTGTGGGGTAGATCTTCTCCTGTCCGACAGAATTGACATATGACCACCAGCCCTCAGCCTCAATCCGATGCCCAAATCCCTGTTCTTTCCATAGAAAACCGTGATCATACCAAGCGGGCCGTACCATCCAAACGCCGGCAGACCACCACCCTGCAATGATCTCGCCGCCACTTGCGTCGTCAATCGGCATCCAGCCGTTCTCGTCTGGCTCACCAACCAGCGCATTCGTCTTCGTGAGCTTCTCAGCCAGGCCCTTGTCGGCCTTCAGGAGATCCGGGACGGTTAGATCAGTCTCAGCCGTTACCGTGCCCATGGCTGCTTCGTCTGTGGGGGTGAGTTTCATGTGAGCCTCCTTCGGGTGAAAGCATGCCGTGCAGTATTTCACGCCTGCGTATTCGAAGCCTCCGGATCTGAATTGGCCGCAGATGTCAGGGCGTTTCATTCCATTGCTCCAGTGCTACCGGGCGCAAACGCCGCACATGTCAGGTCGCTTGCGCTGTTTTGGGATATACCCGGCTTCGAACTTAGCGCGCAGATCCTTGAGAAAAGTCGGCTGCGTATCGCGCTGAGGCGAACGGAAGCTGTAGCCAAAGCGGGCCTCCATGTCTTCGCCAGCAAGGTACAGCGCCAAGTGATCGGCCCAAAGTCGATACCATTCGTAGAGCGTCTGATAGAAGCACCAGGCACAATCAGTCCGCGCCGGGATATCAATGCCCCGCTCGTCAAGGAACCCCAGAACCTCCGCAAGCCCCCAGCCCCATTCCCGCATGGGGTAGACCTGCTGAACGCCTTCAATGTCCGCCGGCAGATAGTCTCCGCCGCGCCGCGCGCCCTCGCGCATTTCTTCGTCCGCTCTCAGCCCCACGTATGCAATGCAAGGCATTTGCGACACCAGAAAGCGGCCCGCTGGCGCAAGCTTCAATAGCCGCGTACAGAACCGCATTCGGAAATTAGGCAGCGCGCCTTGCTCGTCGCAGATCCCCTCCAAACCTGTGTGAGCCATGATTGGAATCAAGGGCTTGCCGAGAATGTTCCCGAGGTTCCGCCAGTGATCGAACATGGCGGGCAGCTCATTGCCGGTTGGCGTACAGATGTAGGTGAAGGGCCGATCCGGATACAACTCAGCCAACCGAAGGGCCATGGCTGTTGAGTCTTTGCCACCAGACAATGAGACGATATGGGCGATGCCGTTTTCGTCGCGCTTAACCTGCATTCCATGCCTCCAGTGCTGCTTGCTCGTCAGGGTCTAGAGGTTGGCCGCTTGCCTGCTTGTGCTTGAGGGGGAGGATCTTCAGGAAGTCGTAGCCCATGCCACCAACCCACACCATGCGCGGGCCTGGGATGATCGTGTCGTTCTGCGGCCGGCGCTCGAAGCGGTTCCGCGGCATGCCGTTGCAGGTGGCACGGTGCTGGGCTTGCGCGGCTAGGCGGTTGTCCCAGCATTGCAGCCAGCCTCGCGGCGTGCGGCTCTTGCCCTGAGCGATCCAGTAAGCCTTGAAGCCGTCGAACTCCTTCAGGGCTGCCTCGCGATCGAAGCCGCGCTTGCGGGCCTTGTCGATGTAGGCCTGGTCCATGGGGAAGGTGTCGTGCATTTGGAAAGAGTCGGTCATTGGGTTGCTCCCGGCATTTCGTCCCAGGTTCGGCCGTCGAGGACACGTCCAGCGGCCTTTTTTCCAACGTGAGAGCCGGCCGAATCCCAAGACCCCCACTGCTTGAAGTGGTAGGCCACGCCGCCTGCCTGGCACTGGTCCCGGAGAGATCTGGGCCAATCCGGGTGCATCGGCCGCGCGCCGGCCCCGCTCTCGCCGCCGGCGACCACCCAATCGAGCTTCGGGTAGAGCGGGTCAAAGCCACCTTCTCCGTCGTAGGCGACACCATTTCCGATGTCGAGCGGCCCCAGGAGCGGTTCGGCAGAGAGCCAGGTGACCCATCCCTCGCCGGCGAGCGGGCCGACGTGTGGCCACCGCTCGTCAAAGCGCTGCTGATCCTCGGCAGAGAAGCCGAGCCAGACGTTCGGTAGGGGCCACCGCGGCTTGCTACCATCAAGGGGATTCTTATCGTCAGACATGTGCCGCCATCGTGAAAACCCGTTAATCCAATTGGCGACGGCGCAGCCCGCTTCGTCCTCAAAGCCAGCCTCTAAGGTAGCGTGGTGAAGGCGATCCGCTGGCGCCTTGGCCAATTCCAAGATGTAGGAACTCATGCGATCCACGCGCTTCGTGAGGATCTGGAAGACGTGTTGCGGTGCCATTGCGGTCACGGCAAAGACCTGATCGATCCAATCGTCTGGCACCTTCTCATGGAAGAGATCACCATGCGCACAGACGAAGATCATCCGCGGTCGACGCCAGCGCAAAGGCTGGTCAAGCCACTGCTCGTTGAACTTCAGATTGCCATTCCACACTGGCCCAGCCTTGCTCGGGTCCGTCAATCCGGCGCGCGAGGGGTGGTCCTTCAGCCGCGTGCCAGCAAGGCGCATCGCGTAGCAGTTGGTGCATCCGGGGGAAATGACGCTGCAACCGGTAATCGGGTTCCAGGTCGCGTCGGTCCATTCTATCTTGCTGTTGTCAGCCATGAGATTAACTCCTTAGGCTAGCTGTCTGTTGGTGAGTTAGGAAACGCAGGCATAGAAGCCCCTTGCGGGGGCCTCTGTCTGCCGGAGCCGTTGAGGGGTCCTTAGGCATCTGAGAAGCGACCAGGCCTTGCGGCCACCCGGGGGAGTGCCAATCCAGGCTTTGGAGCTGCCTGGCGGGGGTCATCGCTGGAGAGAGTGTCAATGTCACTCGGCGGCGTCCCGGGGCCTCTCAGACGACCCGCGGGGCACGTGGGCTTCGGTGCCCGTCCTCTTTGCTGCCGGTGATCAAATCCGGAGGCGGTCTCGGTAGCCCCGTGTTTTACCTTGCTAGGCCGGGACCGAGGGGCTACATTCGCCCTATCTGTGGATGTGTAGATCACGACGTTACCTCTCGCCAGGGAGCTGCGTCAAGAGTTAAGCCCTCGGGTTTCGGCCCGGGGGCTTTTCTTGTGGGCCAAGCACCGCCACAGGCGCGCGAGCTGGAACTTCCATGTCCGCCAGATCGGGCAGAGCCGCACGCCGGACTGAACCTCCTCAAGCCCTGACATGCCGCAGAGGCTGCACGAATCCATGTGAATGTCAGACTCGTGTCCATAGAGCTCCAGGCGCTGGCGGTCATCCATCACTCCGCCTTCCTGCAAGCCCGGCCCGGGGGCTTTTCTTGTGGGTCGTTTGGCACGATCTCGGCAACGTCAATTCCAGCCGCTCTGGCGCGGCGCACTAGATCAGCCGTTCCTCGGCCGCCGGGGAACGCAACCACGAGAGAAGCCCCGTAGTCGTCAACCATCGCTTGGTTTCTGATCGGGCCGGCTGCTTTCCCATGTACGTCCCAGTTAGCCGGACAGCACGACGCACTGCCGATTTGCTCCATTGCCCAATCTCTGGCCATTTTATCCGCGCCGTTGGCCCCGCCGTGGACGACTCGCGCCGGAATGCCGCGGAGGCTGAGCATGTCCCGCATGGCTGCCTTGAACATGTCAGCGTCTGAGAAATCACGACCGCCGCAAACGATCCATGTGGCGCCGGTCTTCAGCAAAACTTCGAACATCACTCCGCCTCCCTGCAGGCCAGCAAGCTGTCTTTGGAGGAATCCAGTTGGCACAGGACGCCATTTGGAGGGGTACGGTTTGCACGAGCAGGGGCACTCCATTTTCGGCAGGCCAGCAAGCTGTATTCCCCATGGTGTCCGATCATCGGTAGTCGCTCCTCAACTCACGCCGCGGCGCCGGGTATTTCTTCTCCAGCGCCTGCTTGGGCAAGTATGCCAGGGCGCGGTGTTCTGCACAGTAGGGCGAGCCCTCGGCAGGCTCGCCGCATTTGCAGGAGTCGTCGGCCGTGGGGTCGATGCCGCTGGCGATCCACTGGCAGGAGGTCATGACCGCAGCCTCATATCCTCGTAGCGCTGCCCGGCATACATGCGGGAGATCTCGCGATCGTCGCACCTGGGCGTGTCGCCCTCCTGTGCCCTGCGCTCCGCCGCGGCCTTGGCAGCCTTGCGGAAATACTCAGTGTCGCGCTTGAGCCCGTGCCGGCGCGCGATCTTGCACACCGTATCCTTTGAACAGCCGAGCCACGCGGCAAGCTCACCGCTCGTGGCACCGCCAAGAAAGGCCGCCTTGAACTTCTCCAGCTTCTCGCCCGTCACGTCCTTGGCACCCACCTTCTTGGGCCGGGTCACCCCGAGCCGCGCGGCCCTGCATTCAAGCTGTGACACCCGCACCCCGATCTGGTTGGCGATCCAGCGCCGGTCCTTGTGAGTAGGGTAGTGCATGCGAATGAAAGCGTCCTGGGTTGGCGTGTACAGCGACGGCCTGCCCTTGCAGGCTAGGCGTTTATTCCTTACGCTCATGTCTTCACCTCAATTGACTAAACCACCTTGCGCCCGTCTCTTAGCGGGCGTCTTTCTTTTTGGCCGCGCCTATTTTTCCACAAAATCAATGACCTCTGTCGTGACGTTGCGCTTTGCTTGCGCGGCAACCCGGAGCTGTACGTTGACCGTGCGCAGGATTTCACGGGCCTGAGAAGCAATCGCGTCCCCCTCAGCGGGCTGCAACTTGCTATCCTTGAGGTTGTTCAAGGTCTCCCAGAGAGCCAATTTCAGGTTTGTTGCTGTTAAGCTTTTCATATTCTCTTCTCCTCTTGAGTTGTTTGTTCAGTGTCCCAGCCTGTACTCGGATTTCATAATCAGAAGCTTGGCTTAGACACTCTTCTCTAATCTCCAGAGATAAAACGGCACAGTCAGCCCATTCATCTCCGTAGTCTCTCTTAGCCCTATACATTCGATCATATGCCTTTTTCTCAGACTTGTATTTAGAAGACTGCATGTAATCTCTGCGTTTCTGTTCTTGCTCGGGCTTTTCTCTTTTCAGTTTTGCTCGTTGCTTGGCCGCCAATTCTGAATTGTATGTCTTGGCGTGCCATAGCCTTTTCTGTTCTTTGCGAGACTCTTTGTTTTTCTCTCGATATTCCATGTCGTAAAGTCGCTTTCTCTCCCTTAGCTCATCCTCTGTCCGCGCGACGCGCCTGGCCCATCCGGCACACGCTATATCGCAATAAATCTTTTTGCCTTCTCGCGCTGCACGGTTAACGTCGCGCCGCTCCTTCATCGGAGTGTGCCCGCAGAAGGAACATTTAATCCTAACCTTCACCGGCCGCCCCTCTTTTGGAATCCTCTGCTTTGAATCTTGCGCGCGCCCCTGGCTGGCCACGGATTGGCACGCTGGGGGATCTTACTTTTTGGCCGTTTGGTATCATTCGCGCCGCCGAATTGTACTTTCTTGCCAATCCGGCGCACCTTGCCGCGCGCCTTGGCTTCTTTCGTCGTCTTCTCGCCATGACAGGCTGGGCAGCGAGTCCGCAGGTTGGGTAGCGTCCACTCGCGCCAGGCGTCCGGCTTGTCGCGATCGATCAGGTGCAGAGGCATGGCGTGGTCAACGTGCCAGTCGCCGAGGTCGATAGCATACAGACGGGAATAGGCGGACTTGGCTAACACTTGCTCGCACCATTCTAGGGCGCGCTCGCGGTTGATCTGTACCCTATACGTTTCTGAAATGGCGGTGCCTGCTACCTCATATGAGGTACAGTCCAGCCCGCAATCGTGGCACACGCCCAGATCGCGCTGAAAGACGGCTGCGCGCGCCCGCAGGACGTGCCCGGCTACCTTCCACCCCGCAGCACAATCCGCGCACCAGCGGCGCCCTCTGTGCCTCTGGTTGGCCTTTGTAATGAACTCCTGGCCACAGCCGCGGCAGATCCCGGGCTCGGCGTCCCAGAATGGGGGCTTTGGTGGGCGGCGGGGGATACGGGGCATTAGTCGGCCAGCACCGGCTTGTCGAGGCAGTGGCTGACTAGGGCCTTGGCTCGGGCTCGGGCCTGTGCTGCCCGGCGGTATCTCATTGTCCTGGACTCGCTTTCGTGGTCCATTTCGAGGCGCTCCAGAATGCAACTCTCAGCTAGATATTCGAGCCGCCGGGTCTCTATTTTGCTGCGCTTGGGTGCTATCATTTCAGCCCCTCAAATCTGGCTTGTGTTGCTCTCGGCTTCCGTGGCGTCCGTGTTGCCGTCCAGGTAAAGCTTGCCGTTCCTGGTGAAGCCGGCGCGGAAGGGGCCGAGGATCTCCAGGGCGCGGGCTAGGGACATACACGGTTCCATGCCTTCCTCTTGTTAGTGAATCGCGGGCCGGACGCTACCCCGGCTATCCTCTATAGGCCGACAAAGCCTTACTCTGTGTGGCGGGGAGACGGATACCCCCGTTGACCCACTGCTGCGTACCGCCGTCATTTCTCGCCTTTTTCAGGTGACTGGCGAACCTTCGTCTGTGTTTCTGCTTTCAACACCGCCGCGATCCTGGCGCAGTCGGGAACCCTCTTAGGTTCCTGTTGGTGTGACTGCCCCAAGCTGAATTCATGGCAAATCCCGGCCTTCCATCTCATTAAGCCCGACCTCCGCCGCCACCAGCAGCATCTTGGAGACCGACCGCCGCTCGCGCTGCGCCAATTCCTGGATACGCTCCAGAAGCGCCAGCGCCTCGGCGTCCAGGTATATGTGAAAGGTTTTGCGCTCGGCCACGGCCATGCTCCATAAAGTGGATATTTCCTGTTGACACTCCAGAGTATGGGCATTATATGTATCATTGTCAAGAGCGAAACCACAGGAGCCAGCGGCAGCGATCTTGAAGTCCTCCCCTTCTGGGTCGCTGTCGCTGGTAGGAGAGAAGAGAATGACGAGCAAGAAGCCAAACTGCTTTGATTGTGCGCACAAAAGAACCATTCCGGGAGACTGCCATATCTCGTGCGCAAAGACGGACGCGAAGGTCAAGGGGCACAAGGTTGGAATCCAGAACGGTTGGTTTTTCTGGCCCCTGAACTTTGACCCGACTTGGCTTGTCGATTGTGACAGCTTCGAGCCTGTCGCTGGTAGGAGATAGACAGGAATGAAACTCCAGGTTCGCAACCTCACAGACGCCGAGCGCCAGCTTATCGTGCATGCCGTCGAGGACTACGAAGTGGTCTTCCGCTGGCGCAACAACCTGGGCAAGAGTGCGCGAGACAAACGCTATGCGCGGCGCCATGCCTTCAGGCGGCTGCGGGAGGAGATCCTGGCCGGTTACGATCTGGACAACGCCCTCTACACCCTCGGGGAAGAGTGGCAGCAGTTCATGGAGAGGCTGGAAGCATGACCAAGAAAGAGTTCTGCGAGATCATGGCAGCGGGGCATGCGCAAGCCGAGGAAACGCTTGATCGCATGTCTGACAGAGCCAGGGAAAATGGCCGTTTAGGCTGGGCATCTCAGTTGCAGCAATCCGCTGCTGAGCAAGACGCTCTAGCCCGCGCCTTCCGCGATCTAGCCAAGGAGCAAGAGTGATGGATACGGCTGAGCGAATGGATTTTCGGACGGTAATGTCAGTCTCTGACGATACACCGGCTGATTTAGTCAAAGCCATCGACACCTACTTCTCACAATTTATCCAGCTACAGGGCGTCACTGAGGACGGCAAGCTAGTCGTTGATGCACAGCCATGCGTCAAATGCGGAGAAGAGCTTAACCCTGATTTAGCCGGCGCCCTTTTTGGAAAGGGCGGATTCGAATGGGGGTTGGTTCATGGCCATGGTCGTTGTCGCAATTGCGGCTGGCCTGCTGTGGCCCACCATTTTGTCAAAGACGCTAACGACAAGGAAATTCTGACGTTGCGGAACTTCATTTTGCAAGTTCACCCTGACTTTGTCGAGCAGAGGAAAGTGCAACCATGACCTCTCCCAAGCTTGAACGCATGTACGACGAGCGCCGCACCCGCCTACAGGCAGCCTATGAGATATGCCCGGAGTTGCGGGAAATTTCTGGAGAGCTAGAGCGGCTTCAGGCGTTTTGCTGGAAAGCCCACCGAGAAGCCGTGATCCATGAGCAGAGTTATACCTTTTCCAAAGAGGCTTTAGTCCTTCACGGACGCGCGGCAATCGCCCTCGCCAAGCTGGACAAGCTCAAATGATTTGGCGCACGCCCTACGGCTGGTGGCTGCTTGCCAGGTTGCTCTTCGGCATAGCGCTGGCCTGCGAGTGGTGGGAACTATCGGAGAAGTCCGCGCAACTCATGGGGATGCTGCCGTGACACACGAATGGAAACAGACGGGCGAAGCTGGCGTGATCTGCCTAGGCGATACCGGGTTCATCGTCTGGTATGACAGCAAAGACCACCTGTTCCGCTGGAAAGCGCCGAACGGCAAGGCAGGCTGGACAGCGACGCTAAGCGCAGCCAAGAACGCCGCATGCCGGTTCTACAAAGAAATGGCCGAGCTGGGGCTCACGCTGTCATGAAAGCTACACAACGCTCCTGGCTTCTCATACTCGCACAGGCCGTTCTGTGCATTGCTGCAGCACCGCTGATTGCGCTGGCGATCATTGTGCTGCTCACCGGCTGCTCCTCTCGGGCACTGCAGGAAGTCAACAATCTGGCGCCCGATCCGCCCCACATGGGCCAGCGGCACTCGGGGCTGGATCGGGCGGAGTATCTGAGAGTTACGGAACCTTTGGAGGCCTCGAAATGAGCAAGCTAGCGCACAGTCACCAGCCGACAATGGATAGGCTATCTGTTGAACAGGCTATCGAAAACGGAAACGAAGATCTTGTTGGGCTGAAGTTAATCCTAAGCCCAAACTGCCAAGCACCTTTGCGGCCTAAATGGTATCGAGAAAGGATCGAAATCTGCAGTCGCAGGGCAAAATACGAGACCAGGGACGGAGCCCAGCTTTGCAAAATTCACGCCATTCAGTTTGTTCTTGGCACAATGTGGAGGCCCGAATGATCACCCTACTCACCCGCTGGCTCTGGCCCTCCCGCCCGAAGCCTGAGCAAGACAACTTTCTCGACAAGGGCTGGCAAGCTGACGTGCTGGCGCTGCACATTGAACAGGCTAGCGCAGGCACGCGCAGGCCGTGGGTATGGAGGGGATGGGATGGCTGAGCATACGCCAGGGCCTTGGACGGCCAAGGGCTCGACAATCCAGATTACCGAGAACTTCCTGATGAGTCCGCAGTGGAATGAGAATGTGGACCGTGATGAAATTGATCAGGAATTTCGCGCCAACGCCCGCCTAATAGCCGCGGCCCCTGCTTTACTGGAGGCGCTGGAGAACCTGGAGAACGACGCAGGCCAGATCCCCGAGCACGCATGGAAGATTGTCTGCGCCGCGATAGCTGCTGCCAAGGGAGAGACGAATGAGTAAGCACACACCAGGGCCTTGGCGCTTCAGTATTGATGACACGGGCGGCGAATTCACTGGATGGCCTTCTGTCGACGCGGCGGAAGAATTGGACACAACCATCGTCCATCGCGCAGGTTTTCATCAAAGGCACTGGAATTGGCACCCAGGGCTCCCAGAAACTTTGGCCAACGCGCGTCTGATTGCAGCAGCTCCTGATCTCCTGGCCGCCCTGAAAGGCCTCATGGAAGGCAACCTGCCGCCGAGCGGAAGGATAGGCAGCCCGCGCGTTTGGAACCAAGTCTGCATACCAAGCGACGAAGCTCTGAATGCAGCACAGGCAGCTATTGACGCTGCGGAGAGGGATGAGGAATGAGCGACGATCCGAACATGAGCGCCAGGGACTTCGCCGCTGCTGCGGACGACGCCACGCTGCGCTATTTCCGCAAACAGCTCGCCGACATTCTGAGCCTGTCTCGCATGTCGACCTGCAGCACGGAGATCAACGAGATCGCCGGCGCGCTGGCCAAGGCACAGGCGGACTTCAAGACGCCCGTCAAGAATGTGCCGGTTGAGTTCTCCGGCCGTAGCTACAAATATGCCGACCTGGAATCGGTCTACAAAGCCGTCCGCAAGCCCCTGGCCGACAACGGCCTGGCGATCACGCACCTGTGCCAGGAGTTCGCCGGGCAGGTTGAGCTGGTGACCATGCTCACGCACAGCTCAGGCCAGTGGTTCCGCTCCGTCTATCCCGTCAAGGCCAAGGTGGACCAGCCTCAGGCTTTCGGCTCGGCCATGACCTACGCCAGGCGCTATTCCGTCTCTGCCCTGCTGGGGATCTCCAGCGAGGAAGACGACGACGCCCAGAGCGCTCAGGAAGCCTCACAGGCGGCCGGACGGGACCCCGGGCTTCGCGGTGCCGTGGAACGCGGAACGGCGCGTCACGAGGCCCCGCAGGCCTCTGTGGGGCTTCATTTGTCGATCATGTCCCCCGAGACTGGCGAAATCGAGTGGTCGAGGAAGAATGCCAAGATCGGCGACGTGCGGGAGTTCATGAGGCAACTGGAGACGGCCTGCCAACATTCGGGGCTCTACTGGAAGGGAAGCGGCGGCCTGGCACGTGATCTCGCTAACAAGAAACCGGATCTGAAGGTGGACGAGGAAACCCTTCGCACAATGGTGGATCGGCTTGAGGGTATGTACGGCAGCCAGATCGAGGAAGAGGACGAGGTTGATCCAGCAAGGCTGATGATCCCATGACCAAGCTGTTTTTCAGGGTCGATCGGATTGGCGAGAACGTGGCGCTCACAGGCCCGACCGTTTGCCTTAGGGCTTCTGATCAGCAATCTGAGCGCGCGCTGTCCAAAATGTCAGACGGCGATATCGTCTCAGCCGTGATCAAGCGCCCCCGTCACCCGAAACACCACCGGAAATACTGGGCCATGCTTGGGCTTGTCCATGAGGCAACGGCGATCTCGGACCAATTCCCAACTACTCAGCACTTGCACGATGCAATCAAGGGCGCGCTGGGGTACTATACCACAATAAAACTCCCTGATGGGAAAGAATTCCATAAGCTGGATAGCACCGCCTTTGAGAACATGGGCCAGACGGCCTTTGAGGATTACTACAACCGAGCGGTTGATGTCATTGTCGACCAGCTCGTGCCCCACATGGACCGGGAAGACTTGGTCCGAGAGGTAGAGGGAATGCTGAAATGAGCGACAGAATTCTAGAGGAAATTATCCGGGACTATTTCAACGGGACCACAGACCCTTCATTTACAGACGCCCCTGATCTCCTGAGACAAAGCGCCGGCGTGCTCTCAGATCTCCGCACCAACCTCACCAAGGCCGAGACGCGCTTAGACGAGGCACGCGACGAGATCGAAAGCCTTTGGGTGACGCTTGGCGGTTACCGAGACGAGCAAGCTAAGGCCGAGGAGCGCATTGCGGAGCTTGAGGAAATATTGAGGGAGGCTGATCAATACCTCTCGCCGCATCCTGCGAATTACATAGGCTGCGGATCAATTTTGCACCTGAAATTCCGCCAAGCCCTGGCCACCAAACCACAGGAAGCCGAGGCGGACGGAGAATGCCGGTATTGTGGCGGAGAGGGCTGTGTGGCCTGCGATGCGCGATACCTGCCGGAGAGTCCAAAGCCATGACAGACAACCCTATTGCGGAGGTCATGGAGCGGAGCATTTTCGAATTGCTTAAGGCCGTTGTTCACGAGGACATGGCCAAAAGGCTGGCCGAAGAGGTCTGCAAGGCACAGCGCGACGCCCTCGAAGCGGCTGGGCTTAGAGTGCTGCACAAGAACGCGACAAATGATCAGGTTGAAGCCATGGAGTCGGCGCTTAGGCTCGGGCCATACTACAAAACCGCATTTCTCAGGGCGTGGCTTGCGGCCCCCACCACCTACACCCCGGAGCAAAGCGATGGCGACTGAGATGCTACGCAGGGCAGCCGCTGCCATAGCCGAGCGACGCTGTCAGCCAGACTTTGGCACTGTAGCGCTCCTACGGGACGGCACCACTCAATGGTGCATAGATCACGACATGGAGCTAGCCCGTGCCGCTATCCGCGCCATGAAGACGCCTACCGTAGAAATGTACGATGCGGCCTGGGAAAACATTCAGATCAATCCGGAGCTAGAGCAGGCACGGCAAAAGCTGGCAGTCCATGATTTCCGGCTGCTGATACGGAATATCTTCGGCGCGATGTGCCGCACCGCCCTTGGAGAGGATGAAGGCCATGGATAAAGCAAGCGTCACCGTCTGCGATCACTGCCTGCGGGCAAGCTGCTGGCAGGGCAAGTTCTACTGCGACCGCTACAAGGATGCCGGCACCACGACTAAGACGGTTGCGGAGCTTCGCGAGCTTGCCAGAGAAGACCCGAGCTATTGGAGGTGCGAAGCATGACCACCCCTGACCTCCTCACTCGCCTACAGAATGCCACGGGGCCTGATCGGGAGCTTGACATAGATATTCATAAGACATTGGGCTGGGAACTTGCGCCACCTGAAGCTGGTTGTACATGGTGGAATGAAGATGGCGACACATTCAATGGCGATACGCCCCTCTACACCGCCTCCATCGACGCCGCCCTGCCCGGTGAGAACATCGAGCGCGTCTCCCTTCACGATCTTGTCGAAGGCGAGCCACTAGGCACGATCTGGGAGGCTTGGCATCGCTGCGAAGATGGCCGGCTCGTCATGGGCGCCAACCGACATTCCGAAGCATTGGCCCGTCGTATCGCCGCCCTGCGCGCAGGGATAGCTGAGAAGGAGTCTGAAGATGTGGCGACCAGCTAGCAGCCACTGCGACGGGTGCAGCGAGGAATACTGGCCACCTGTCGGCACCAAGCCATTCGAGAAGATCTACTGTCCTTCCTGCGCCGGAGTCCTGGACGCAGACAAAACCCTCGCGAAATTCGGGGCCGCTCTGCGTAGGGCGATGGCTGAGAAGGAGTCGTCATGAGCAAGAGGCCCGAGCCCTTCACGGTGGCCATGCGTCGGCGGGAGAGGGTTCGGTAGTGGCGACGCATAGAGAAATCTTGGCGACCAAGAGCAACCGCGAAATCCTTCTGCAGCTATGCTCCGCGCTCGACCATACCCTGCAATTCTCCAGCATTAACCGGAAGTGGCCGGCACAAAAGCAAGGCATACTGGACCTGATCCATGAGGGCCGACGCCGCGGCGGATACTTTGGAGACCCTAAGCCAACCACCCCGCCACGGCCTGAGACGCCACCAGAAAGAACCCCAGACAGATAGCCACCCGGCGCAGCACGTGGCTGTCCATGACCTGCATTTCGCGATCGCGGTGGCCGTACAGCAGCAGGTGAGGGTGTCTCAGCAGGGACCGGCGCTCGAAGGGACTGAGCTTGTCCATATCGGCGGCCGGAATCAGGATCTCCCCGATCACGTACACGCCCTCTTCGTAGTCGGCCGGGGCGGCGCCCTTGGGGAGCTCTATCACGCTGGGCATTCCGGGGATCTGGCGCCCGGAGAGATCTCGCAGGGGGAAGAAATTGGCCATCGTCACGCTCCATTCTTTCTCTCTAGGATCGTTTCGATTCGAACTACCCTCTCCCGCAGGTCTTGCTGGCCCTTTCGTAGGCTGGCGAGATCGTGCGCGATCTGCTTGATCACGCCGGCCTCCAGGTTACTCTTCAGCTCTGCGTCTGCCCTGGTCTCGGGCTTGATGCGCTGGAGCATCACCATGACGCCCTTGTGGATGCCCCAGCCGATACCGACAGCCGCAGCGATGCCGGTAGCTATGGTTTTTACGAAGTCCTGCCAAAGGCTAGGATCTGGTGACCCCGGCATTACCCCTCCGCGCCATCAACACCCACAACAGAAACAGGGTCGTGATCGTCGGCGCGATCCAGGGGGATAGTAGGCCTACCGCGCGCCCGCAAGCGTAGCGTGAGACTTCGACGCCCCAGATCCGGGACAGCACAAGATCGCCTTCGCCGAACGGGTCGACCAGCATCTTGCATTGCACGTACTCCAGAACCTGAAACGCTTCAGCCATAAGTAATATCAGCCACACAAGCTTAGCTTGCAAGTCTGGGCGTGGCAACTTCTCAAAGGTTAACAGAACGAAAACGAGCCCGCAGTACATAAGCAGGCCCAGCATCATGCCGGCGGTGTAGAGCCGGAGTGCGAAGCCCATGGCGTGCGGCGCCTCCAGATACCAGAAGGCGACATGCCAGAGGTTGGCGAAGCAGTAGGAAACGACATAGGCGGTGCAGCCTATGACAGTCCAGGCCGAGGGCCGCTGCCCCCAGACCATGAAGGGAACGGCGAGGATAAGCGCCAGCGTGATCCACTGCGCCCAGAATGCGATGCTGTTCATTGGAGCCCCCACGGCTTTGTTTGCATGCGAAGCTTAACAGAAAAGGGCCGGAAGCGCTAGCCTCGGCCCTCTTCGCTCTGCGCCGCCGCCGTGGGGACGAGCGGGCGCTAAGTCATTGAAACCTAAGGCCCGCCCCCGCCGCCGTGGTTGAGCGTGACCTCGGCCCAGTCTGGCAGGTCAGTTGGAATCATGCCAGCCTGCACCCACTCATTGGTTTCAGCGTAGCGTTTCTTGCGCTGCTTCTCGCCCCGATAGATGACATGCACGGTGAGGCACTGGAAGGGCTCATCAGCCGCGCCGACATTGTTCCCGCTCATTGCTTTCCCTTTCTGCTAACAGCCAGACGATCCTGCGCTGAATTCTGCCGGATTGTCCATGAGTTCCTTCACTGCCGTGGCCGTCACGATCTGGGGATAGGCGGCCTCCAGGACGGCGCGGGCTCCGGCGAAGTCTCCGGACTCCGCGAGCTGCTCGGCTTCCTTGACGGTGAGTTCCCAGCAGCGGCGTCTGATCTCTCTGCGCTTCTCGTGGTTTTCCATGACGAAACGCCGGCCGTTATCGTGCAGCAGTCTGGCGTCCTCGAGAGCCGTTGTCGCGACCTGAGTGCAGTTTGTAAGGCTGGCAAGCGTCGCGCAAAGCAGGGCATATCTCATGCCTTCACCTTGGTGGCGCTGTTCTTGAGCACTGTGCGCCCGGCTCCGTAGGCACCGGCAAGCGCGCCGATCATCATGATATGGCTGTCGGCGATGGCCACGGCCTCGAACCCGTTGGCAAAGATCAGGGCCACGGCCCCCATGCCGAACCAGAACTCGCTCGTTTTCGTACCTGCGCGCGCCGCAAGATCATTCATGTCAGGCCTCCGCAATTGCAGAGGTAGCCTGCCACGAGAGGGCTAACGGATCGTTAACGCCTAGGGCGCGTAGGCCCCCGCCCGGAAGGCCGCGACCCGGATACTGCCGGCGTCGAAGTTGCCCGAGTCGGGGCTGATATCCATGGCGGTGAGAACCTGACCGGATAGCGTCTTGCTGCCGCCCGCGATCGCGATGGCATTGCCGCCGAGGGACGTGCTGAGCACGTAGGAGGTTGCTGCGGCGTTCTCGCGGTTGAGCAGCACCACGCCGTCCAGCAGTGTCGCCGCGGTGCTGGTGTTGAGTAGATAGGCCGTGGTCGAGGACACGTTGCCGGCGAGGTTGGTGGCGAAGCTGCGGTAGCCGGTGACCTCGATGCTGGTATCCCCGCCGATCTGCACCTGGATGGAGAAGACCGCGTCGCAAGACACCCCGTTCAGGTTTAGGGTGATCTCGTCCGGCCCGTCCATCATGGCCCGCACCGTCTTTGTGGTGCCGCTGCCGGTGTCGATGTAGGCGTCGTAATACTGGCCGTCGATGCGCTGCTGCGTGATCTGGTCAGCCGTGATGTTGCTGGAGCCATCGGTCGGAATGCGGCCGATGAAGCGCTTGACGGTGTAGCCGGTCGGCAGTGAGGGAGTGCCGCCTTTCTTGACTGCCAGATAGTCGCCGTTCTTCCCGGCTCCGTCGATGGCGTAGAGGTTATAGACGCTGTTCGCGGCGACCGTGCCGGTATCCAGCATGCCGCCCTCGTCGCCCGCGGTAAAGTTGGCGTTGAGCTTCTTGGTAAGCGCGGCTGCGACAATGTCGGCCGTGTTGTCGTCGGAGCGCGCGCCGCCAGCCGTGAAGTCGATATCCGTGTTCGGGAGCGTGCTGTTGTTGCTGATCTCAAGGCCGTAGATGTAATTCGGCGGGGAGGGCGACGCCCCCCAGGCCGCCTTGCCGCTCTGCGCGATCAGAGCCTGGCCGTCGCTGCCGATCGCCAGGGCCTCGGGTGAGCCGTCTGCGTCGCCCTGCACCAGGTCGCCCTGCGTCGTGATCACTTCCACGTCCAGCAACTGGAAGCTTCCGCCGTCGTAGAAGACGCCCACGGCCTCGCCCGACTTGAGATCGTTTGCGCGCAGGTCGTTGCCATAATACTTGATCGCCGTTGCCGCGAGACCGGAGACCGATAGGGTGGTCGCGCCGGTGTTGTTGCTGGACGGCTTGAAGAAAAAGAACTGCCCCTCTGCATAGGCGGAGATAGCCGGGCTTACCGTGATCGTGATTGCGTCTGCGGTGCCGCCCACTGAAGTGGCATAGTTGTAGGCGTTGTCCTGGACCTGGCCGGTTACCGCGTACTGGTTGCGGGCCGTGGCGTTGCCGACGTTGGTGTGCTTGAAGCCGCCCATGGAAAGGTCGGCAGTCGGGACGTTCTGGCCGTCGCGCGTGACCGTGTTTTCCAGTCCGGTGGCGATGTCCTCGTCATGGATGTCGTGGTCGTCGGAGAAGATCAGCCGCCCGGCCGTGGCCGACTGATCCCACACCGTGCCGCCGCTGAAGACACCGTTCGTCCTGATGAAACTGCCGCTACCATTCCAGGGCATTGAACTTTTCCCTTACCTTGGCTAAATAGGGTCCATGGAAGATTTCTTCTCCGGCCCTGGCTTTAACGCCATGATTACCATACTTGGCGTGCTCTTCGGCGCCATGGTCCTCGGCCCGATATTCCGCAAGCCTGAAGACGACGACGATCAGAACTCCACTCCCCCAAGCAATTGAGCAGCCCCGGCCCCGGCGCCCACACCGCCGGCCGTGACGCCGGGCCGGATAAGTGACGCCAGCCCGCCGGCCGTGCCTTGCAGGAGGCTCTGGCGCAGGGCGAGCTCGGTTAGCGGCGTCTGCCCGGCAGCGAAGCGCTGCGGCCCGAGTCCCTGCCCCTGGCTGCGGAAGAGAAGCTGGGCAAGCGCGCGGTTCATTTCCGGATTTGTGCCCGAGGGCTGCGCTGCCGTCATGAGCTCGCCGACACCGGAAACCACGGACCCACGGTCGCGCATGGCCTGCAAGCCCCTCTTGACACGGCCGAGCCTCTTGAACTGCTCTCCGGCCGCCGCCTGTCTGGGCTGCGTAGCTGATCCGCCGAGAACAGCGCCGGAGGTCCTCGCAAACTCCAGCTCTTTCAGCAGGCGGCTCCGGAAGGCGCCATAGCCATCCTCACCAAGGGCACTGCGCAGCACCTGCGCGCGCTCTCCGCGGAAGATCTTCCTAAGGTTGACGGGCACATTCCCGGTGGGGCCGGGCTCTGCCTCACGTACCACCTGCCGCGCCAAGCCAGCCACAAAAGCCTCTTTCTCACCATCCGGCGCCGCGGCCAGAAAGGCCTCGATATTCTCGGGCAACTCGTTAAGCGCCTTCCGGCCCTTGTCGAAGGCCTCCAGCGTGAGGGAGTCCGATCGATACTGGTTTGTCGCCTGCCGGTAACCCCGCGCCCCGGCGTCATCCATGGCGTCGGTGAGCTGCTGAACGATATCGTTAAGGTTTGCCTTAGGCTTGCCAGGGCCGCGCGACTTTTCCGACAATGTGGTTCGGACCTGGTGCAAAAGCTGCGGGTCCGTGTCCTCCAGGCCCCGAAAGCGCGGGTTTGACGCTTTGAGATTCCGAATGGCCTTCACAACGTCAGAGGAGCCGCCCTGGATGCCTCTTTCGCTTGGCGTGCCGATAAGCTCTGTCAGGGCCTCCGTGCGCCTCAGCGGCCCTCCGGACAGCGCCTGCTGGTATAGCGGCCGGGCCGTGTCCTTGCGCGCCCTGAGCAGCGCATTGCGAACCTCCCGCACGTTCCCAGCGCCGAAGGCAGTATCCAGGGCCTGATCCACGCGCCCGGAGGCTGCCGCGGCGCGACGGCTCAGCATGTCCCGGGCAATGTTCTCGGCTCCTGTCGAGCCGGCCGCGCTCTGTTGTGCAAGCCGCCGCAGTCCAGGCACGTCAGCCAGCACGCCCTCCGGGCCAAGCTTCTCAACCCGCGCAATGGCCTGCTGCGGGGTGATGTCGCCGGCTTCCATTTCCTGGAGTACCCGCGTCATGGCCTGGGCCGTTCTTTTGTTAACGCCCTGGCGCAGGCGCGCAACAAGCGATCCGACACCCTGGGCGAGCCCCTGCCCGGCAGCACCGCCGAGGCCGCCAAGCCCGGCGCCAAGCGCGGCAGCGGGCGCCCGCTCCGCAAGCCCACCCTCGGCGAACCCAAGCCCGGC